ATGGCCAGTGTATGCAACGGATGCTGATGGACGTGGTTGACATCGGGGCGGACATTGTTCTGACGATCGACGGCGATTCAATTTTCAAGGCCGAGCATGTTCACAGGCTGCTTGGTTTAATTGTCAACGATCCTGAAATTGATGCTTTGGCATCGTTGCAATTGCGACGCGGCAAGGCAGATGTGCTCGGGTTTCACGAGAGCAAGACAGAAATCGAATGGCATGGAAAGCCAGTCGAAGTCACGTCAGCCCATTTTGGATTGACGGCACTTCGTGTTGATAAGCTGAAGAACGTCAAAAAGCCTTGGTTCTATTCTCAGCCTGACGAAAGCGGCGAATGGGAAGACGGCCGAATTGATGATGATATCTGGTTCTGGAAGCAGTGGCGAGAGGCAGGCAACACTTTATTTCTCGATGCCGGTTGCCGCATCGGGCATTTGGAAGAAATGGTTGCAGTGTTTAGTGACGACCTGACTCCGATGCACATTTATCCGGGAGACTACAAGTGATCATTCAGTTCCGGAGAATGTGGAAAACGTTTAAGCCTGGGCAACAGTCATCCGCAATTCCGGATGGTGTCGCCAATGCGTTGATCAGGGTGGGAAAAGCGGTTCAGGTTGGAGATGTGAAACATGATGGCTCAACAATCACGATTCACAACGCAAACCAGCAAGCCGACAGTGGTGACAGGTCCAGCGTCCGAGCCAGTGACGCTAGCCGAAGCGAAGCGGCAACTGTTTCTGCCGGAGTCGGACACAAGCAACGATCAAGAACTGGTCAGCCGAATTCAAGCCGCCCGTGAGCAGTGGGAACACGACACGGACACCTATCTGCTGACGCAAACGCTGGCCGTCACTGCTGATGCGTTTGCTGGGCGAGAAATCATTCTCCCCGGCAGGCCAATTCAATCAGTCAGTTTCGTCAAATACTATGACGACACGGACACGTTGCAAACGCTGTCGACGAGCCTTTACACGGTCGACTTCAAAGAGCGGGCAGTGCGGCTGAAGTGGAACGTCACCTGGCCGACGACAGAAATCCGCTGGGATGCTGTGCAGGTTCAGTTTGTGGCGGGTAACACTAGTCTGTCGGCCGTTCCTGCGATTGCAAAGCAGGCGATGCTGTTGCTGATTACCTACTATCACTTTGGCAATCGCGGCGACAACGATCGGCCAAACGACATGCGGGCGTATGAGGCACTCGTGCGGCGTTTTATGCGGAGCACGTACCCATGAGAGGATACCGCCTGCCAAAGTTTCACGTAGGCGAAATGCGAAGCCGCATCACGGTTAAGACCGAGACAACGACGCAGGACGATGCTGGTCAGCCTGTCGTTACGCTGTCAACGTGGTTGACGGATGAGCCAGCAAAGTTTGAGCCGACCAACGGCGGTGAAGGTGCTCGCGGCCGTCAAGTCGAAGCAGGTATCGCAGCAGTCTTTACCGTGCATTACCGCGCGGGCTACACGCCACGAATGGCAGTCGTTTGCAATGGCCAGACCTACGGGGTCGTTTACGTCAATCCTGTCGACGGAATGAACGTGTTTCGCGAACTGCATTGTAAGGCGGTGGTGCTCTGATGGCTGCACGAACAAGCGTAGGCTTTTCAATGGCGGGTGCCGACAAGCTGGTCAAGCAGCTTGAGGCATTGGCTATTGAGGTACGCGAAAAGGTCGGGCAGCAGGCACTGACGGCTGGCATGGTGCCAGTTCAAGCCGCCGTGCGGTCGAATGCACCAGAAAGCAGTGCCACAAGATCACGCGAAAAACAGTCAAGCAAAACCAAGAAAAAGTGGTCTGGATCGAAAAAATTGAAGGACACGATTCGGTCAGTCGTTCGCACTCGCAGGAAGGCCGGAATCACCGCAGGTATGGTCGGGCTGGTTGGTCCGTCCTATTCTGACGGAGGCGGGCATGGCAACCTGTTTTCGAAAGATCACAAGCGGAAAGTGTTGTGGGGTCGCGACGGCGGGTCAACTCGCAGCGTCAATCAGTTCGTAAAGCGAGCTGCTGATGAGTCAAAGGGCCAGGCAGAATCGGCCGTTGTCGGAGCGTTGAAAACAGGAATTAACGAAGCCGCAGCGAGGTCAACCAATGGCTGATCTCGGCGAAGCGGTTCGTGGTTTCCTCGTAGCAAACGCTGGCGTTCTGGCGCTGACATCCACGCGAATCTATCCAGACGTTTTGCCGCAGGCGTATTCAGTATCGACCGGCGGAGCGTTGACCTACACGATCATCAGCACAACGCACGATCACATGATAAACGGACTGGCCGGAATCGCTCGCAGTCGAGTTGAGTTTGCTGCGTTTGCTGGAACTCGCGCGGCAGCAAATGCGATTGCAGAAGCAGTGCGAGCGTCTGGGCTTGTCGGCACAACGGGATTGGTGGGTGGAGTGTGTTTTGATTCGGTGATGATTACTGACGGCGTCCAGACGCTTGACGAGCGACCAACAGACGGCAGTCAGCAACATCGATATATCACAGTTTTTGATTACATGATTGCATACCAGGAGACTCGATAATGTCATTCCGATTCCGCACAGGAAACTCAGCCACCCTGACCCTCGCAGGCACTCTTACAACAGGCGTGCATACCGCATGGGTCGGCAACATCAAATCAATTGACCCCGGCGAATGGACGCTCGGAGAACGCCCCGTCGATTTGCTGGCCGACACTGGATTTATGCGAGTTGCTCCGCAGGACTTGGCAACACCAAACGAAGTTAGCGGCGTTGTGCTGTACTCGGCGGCCGTTGGAATGCCACCGCTCAACAAGAACATCAACACGGCGACGATTACTCTTCCGCAGGCATCAACAGCAACGTCTGGCGTAACTCGTGGCACGATCGCTGGCAATGCGTTCTTCAGCCGCGTCAAGTTTCCAGTCTTGGCGAACAATGAAACGATGGAATCAGAGTTTTCGCTGAAGATGACCGGCGAATCACTCGCAGAAACAAGAGAGACCTGATGCAGATTACCTTGACAGACCATTTGGGCGTTTCGCCGGACGGAACGCCAGTTGATCACGGCCAGTGGATCGTGGCGTGCGATGGCGTGCAGGTCGGCTACCTTCAAAAGACTGAGGGTGCTTGGCTGGCCTGTATTGTCCACATGGACGAAGCCACAAAAGCCGAACTGGTCGAAGCCGTCAGCAAGGCGGCAAAGTTGAAAGTCGGGGGGGCTGCAATTCCTCCAGATCCAGATTTGGAAACTGATGACGAGGGCGATGACGAATGACATTGACACGAGCGACGCTTGGGACATTAACCAAGCGGAAAACAATCGACGTTGACATCTGCGGGCATTCGGTGCGGTTGCAAAAACCGAGTCCATTGGATTATTCGCAGTATGTGACGGGAATGAGCAATTCAAAGGGTGAGCCAGACCTGCGACTGTTTCCAGAATCGATCCTGCTGCTGACCTCGCGCATGTGGATTGACGACGAAGGCAAGCGGGTATTCAACGACAGCGAAACAAAAGAACTCGCAAACATTGATTTGGAGTTTTACGAAAAGCTGTCGTCTGAATGCCAGAACTACGCAAAGCCGGGGGCGTCGACAGCACTGGGGGAGTCAGAAAAAACCATCGTCTAAGGTTTGCCTGCCGAGTCTGTTTGCAGCTCGGAATTGATGACCCTGAAGCGTGGTTGGATTCAATTTCGGAACGTGTTTTTGATGTCTGGTGGGCCTACTACCAGTGCGAGCCATTTGGATCGCATTGGGAGCAGACGGCATCGATAGAAGCAGTCATCCATGCCAACACGGCAATGATGGCGGCGACTCGTGGCGTGAAGATGGAGCCGATGAGCGTGCTGGATTTTGTTCCGTCCGATTCCATGCCATGGATGAAACGGAAGAAAGCCAAGTCTGCTGGAGTTAAGCATCCAAAGATTCAGAGTCAAATTCTTCGACGTGCATTTGGATTCTCATGACAACGATCACCGCACTCAATGTCCGTCTCGGAATGGACGTATCGAATTTCAGCCAGGGGGCCAACCTTGCAAAAGGTGAGGTAACCAAGGTTGCATCGATCATGCGACAGTCGGTGCCAGCGTCGGAAAAATACAAGCAGGAGTTAGACCTGCTCAATCGGGCGTTTTCCGACACCGGCAAAAAATCCAGACAGTACGCAGACGCTCTGGCGTATCTTGACCAGAAGCACAAGCAGACAGCCGCATCGATTGCAAAAACCACCGAAGCGACGAAGAACGCTGGCAGTGCCGATGCTCAATTGATCGGACAACTAAAGGGTGCGGCAACAGCCTATCTAAGCCTGCAGACAGTCGCCAAATCGATCAACCTCGCGTCACAGGTTGAGGATGCCACGATTGCGTTTGAGGTGTTGACAGGCAGCGCAAAAGACGGCCAGTTGCTGTTCGAGCAGATCCGCAAGTTCGCCGCAGAATCACCCGTTACGTTTAGCAATGCGGCCGAAGCAACCAAGACAATGATGAGCTTTGGCGTCGCAGCTCAGGACGTGCAGCGGAATTTACAAATGCTGTCTGATATCACGGGCGGCAACAATGATCGATTCAAAATGCTGGCCTTGGCATTCTCGCAGACATCAGCAGCCGGTCGATTGATGGGGCAAGACGTGCTCCAGATGATCAATGCGGGGTTTAATCCGCTCCAGCAAATCAGCAAGACAACCGGCGAATCCATGATTGAGCTAAAAAAGCGAATGGAGGACGGTGGAATCTCAGCACAGGAAGTGCGTCAGGCGTTCATGGATGCAACGTCTGAGGGCGGCATGTTTCACGGAATGACGGATCGACTGTCACAGACGGTCAGCGGCAAGCTCAACATCGCACTGAGTGACCTAGAACAAAAATTGGCAGCGGCTGGCGAAAAAATGGGGCCGCTGATGATTCAACTCTTGGACACATTTACGCGACTCAAGCCAATTCTTGATGCAATCGTGAATTTGATCGATGGAATTTCGCAAGGGCTTGGGTTTGCAATTGCGGTCGTGACGGACCTGATTAACAGCGTCACGAACTTCAAAGTAGACACGACGGAGATGAACAAATTTCTGGACCTGCTGGATCAACGGGATCGAGAACAAGCGGCTGCGAAGACACAGGCAATTAACAGTGAATTCGAGCAGCGTGAAGCAGCCGTCAATCACGTCGCCAGCGCAGAACGCAAGGCGAGAGAAGAGTTGCAGGCTTTTCAAGATGAATACATAAAAAAAGAACGAGCAGCGTTTGAAGAGTCGAAAGCGAAAAAACAGAAGGAAATAGAGAAAGAACGTGCAGCAAGACTAAAAGCCATTGAAGACGCAAAGCGAGAGCAGGAGCGAGCAGCACAGGCCGCTGAAGAACAATTCCAGCGGGACATGGAGAACGCTCGCAAGGCCGCGATGGACTATTTCGCAGAGCAGCAGAAGCAACAGGAGCAACGCCGGGCCGATGTGGCTCGTGGCCCCGGTGCTGGCATGGAAGTCGGATCTGCTGAGGCGGCCAAGTTCCAAGCAGATCAGGTCAACAAGCAAATCGGGGCAGCGGCGGTTCCAGATCAACCAACGCCAGGCGAAACACAGATCGCGTGGAAGGCAGAGCAGCTTTTCCGCGAACAGCAGGCCACAAACGCGGCCGCACAACGGCAACTCGCAGTCATGGAAAGCCTTCTGAGAGAAACCAAGGAAAACGGATTCAGGAGAATCAGGTAAATGGCAGACCTAAGCGGCATCACAGCAGTCAGGCCGACAGCGACGACGCAAACAAAGATCGTGCAATACAACGCGACAGTGGCAGTCGGGCAAACGCTGGTCAAGAGCGGCACGAAGTATGTTCTGGCCGATGCTAATGCCTCAGCAGCACTGGCAGCGGCTGAGGGGATCGCAATGACTCCGGGCGTCGCGGACGGGTACGGAATCATCGCTTACGCTGGTGCGGTGATTCTGGTGGGGACCACAATGACGGTCGGGGAAACGTATGTCGTGTCCGACACGGCAGGCGGCATTATGCCAAACTCCGATAAGGCATCGACTGACTACATCACCAGACTTGGAACAGCCGCAACAGCGACTCAGCTCAATTTGTCGGTACAAGCAACAGGAATACAGGTTCCGTAATGGCGACAACGTTTCTCGGAGAGCAAGGCGCAGGCAAATCATCCATTCGGTCAACGGGCGGGGTCGCCGTACTGGAAGAGGAATTCCATTTTCTGGTGCTGGCAGATTCGGTCAATGAAAGCCGGTTGAACGTGCTCAACACGACCGGCCTACCGATCGTCAACGTGAGCGTGTCGGCCAGCGGTTTTTGCATTTGCCGAACACTCGATGCAACTCGCCGCGAGGACCAGAAACTGTATTGGGATGTGACGGCATCATTCAGCTCCGAAGTGTCAGAGGGCCAGTCGTCTGCGGCATCGTCTGGAACAAGCGTCAGCGCAAATCCGATCGAATGGGTTCCGGTTTACGAAACCAAATTTGAGCGACAGCAATCTATTGCAAGTTTTGATCAAAGCGCGGTGGCCATAGCGAACAGTGCTGGCCAGCCATTCGAAACCGGCATTACCATTTCACGGTTCATTCCGATTTGGGAGTTTTACCAGTTCGAGTCAGCATCAATTACAGACGAGGATGTCATCGATCGTAATGAGGTAGTGAATAACGGAACGTTCAAGGGACGGGCCGCCAAGACGCTGCTTTGCACTGTGCTTTCATCGGTGGTGGGGTTTTATTACGGTTCCCGAACGCGATTGACACGGTATGCCCTGCGATACAGAAGTGGAACGTGGAAACACAAACGGCTAGACGTGGGGACGGTGTATTTGGACGGCGGAAAGCTCAAGCCATATTTAGATGACAATGGGAACGTAATACTTGGCGGCTTAAATGGATCTGGCGGCAAGGTTGCGGCTGGAACTGCGCCAAGCACATTGGAATTCGATATGTACCCAGAAGTGTCGTTTAGCAGTTTTCTGAGAGGATGACATGCCAGATGATCGCACCTACGGGTTCAACGTGGACGATGCGGCGGCATTGTTGCAAAGCATCGGCACAGGCGAATCGACCTACCAAGAAACAAGGCCGCGGGCGGTTTCCGGCGGTTCTGGTCCGCATCACATTCTGTTCGTGATTCTTCGCGTTCTTCGGGGCGTCGGGTTGAACTGTAACGCAATGGAGTGTGAGGTTCTCAACGTATCCTGCGGCGGGGAGTCCGTTGCGTCCATAGGCGATATTGTGACCGTCTATGATGAAATGGGATGCGTCTTTAATGCTCCGGAAATTCTTCTGATTGGACGAAGAGGATACGCCAAACAGATGAGCAATCCGGTCTATCGTATGCACGATCCCTTGGTTTTTGAACCGGGAACGGAAGACATCGCCGCGCCGACAGGGAAATGCCGATGGGCTGCCGATCGGCTTTGCTGCGTTGAAGAGGACACCACCGTATGACGTGGACCTCTCCAGATGGCATGACTCGTTACACGCACGGGCCTGACTGTGACTCGGGGCCTGGCTGCTGCTGCGGCAAATGTATGTTTGTTAATATCGCAGTGGATTGCGGCAATACTGTCTGCTGCAAGTGTGTTCCGAAATGGCTGTGCATGGTCTTTATTCCGAATGAAGATCAGGTTGATTGCATGGTTCGTGAGGTGACTGTTCCTTACGCGAATTCATGGCAGGGCTCACTTCCCGGAATTGATCCAGAAGGCACGAATCACCTGATTGAAGTGCTGATGTTTCAGGAGGAAGACGGCCCGTGCATGTTCCGCGTCTTCATCCCGGCTCGCGATATCCAAGACGATTACGTGATTGATGGCGGGCTTCGTGAATGCTCGATGTATCCAGAATTCCGGCAGACCTGCAGAGACCCATATTTTCAGTACGATGATTTTGTGATTGGCGGATGCACTGGCACATTGATCATCAAACGCAAGGAACTGGAGAAAGTTCCGTTCCATTCCAGCAAAGAGGGATTGGAAACCTCAACAATTGAAATGCCGGAATCTGCCTGCGGTCCATGCACTGAATACTGTCGCGTTCTGTGCTTGGAATGGACTGTTGGCGGTGAAACTCAGAAGAGTGAATTCAGGATTCAGGAGGGAGAGTCTCCGGCGGTTTGGAATCATCGAATCCCTGATGGCGAACTGGCAACGATAACACTTGAAGAAATTGAGGGCGTCTGCCACCTCGTGATTAATCATGAGGGGCTTGGCATTTTTGATAAGGTTCCGATTCCTTACCAGATGTGCAATCTCGGCATGGTGATCGAGCACAG